AGGCCGTCATGGTGGACAACCTCGATGAACCGTATGCGGTCTTTGTCAACTCGCTTGCAGCCACCGAGGACATTCCCCCGGCTTTGAATCAAGGCGGGCCTCGGTTGGCGTCGCTTGTAACCGTCGGGCCGAAGCCCTTTACTTACCTTGTCGGCGCGAGTGGGCCGGAAATCACGGTTGCCTCCCGCCCCGACGTAGCAGGCGTGGCAGGCGCAGTGGCGCTGTACGTTCAAGCGGCCGGCGCCGGCTTCAATGCCGCCAACTTCGGTAAGGAAGATGTCTACGTGCCCGCCAGCAACGGCGAGTTTCTGAAGGTCGCCTACGCGGCCTCCCCGGCGGGGGTGCAGGTTTACAGTTATCCCGAGGGCGCGACAGGCGACTTGGCACTTCAAGCGGTCGTGGTCGATAACGCCGACGAGACATTTTCCACCGAGGCTGCGATTGGCTGGAAGCGTGACACCCCCGCCGGCACGATCAATAGCATCACGGCGGCAGCCGGCTCGGAAGTCGCAAACGCGGTGGACGTTGGAACGTTCGACTTCATCGCGGTGGGCCGCTAACCAAAAACGCTCGCTGGCGGGTAGGGGAATCCTGGGCCAGTTGGTGCGCCTCCACCAAGTGGCGCCATGATCCTTGCGGCGGCAGCAGCTTCCGCGTTTCGCCCCTACCCCCCAGCGGCAATTGTCGTTGGGGGTTTTTTTGTGGCCTTGACACTGGCGCAGTTCCGAGACACGATCTACGATGTCGGCCTTGGCAGCACGACGGCGCTGAGTTCTGCGCAAATCACCCGCTACATCAATCTGGCCCAAATTCGCGTGGCCCGCGCGCATGACTTTCAGGAACTGCGCGAGTTGAGCTCAGTCACGCTGGGCTATACCGGCGTCGCCGCAACGGACAAGGTTATCGACCTGCCGACGCTGCTTGGAACGAGCCTGTTCCGAGACGTTTATGACTTTGTCATAGTCGATGGCAGTAACTCGCTACGACTAGAAGCGCTGACGCCGCAGGGCTACGACGCCCAAATTCCGTACCCTGAGCAGTTCGCGACCGGCCGACCGACGGTTTACTCGGTTTGGACGGCTGAGAGCGTTTTACTTTGGCGGGTTCCCGACGAAGCCTACGATGCGAAAATTCGCTGGCTCCGCTGGCCGACCCCGTTGGCGGACGACGCCGACGTTGTCGATTTTGACAACAAAGACGAACTGTTGATTCACTTGACGCTAAGCTTTGTTCAGTCGCTACGCCTGGAAAACGAACGGTCGCTGTATCACTGGCAGATTTATCAGCGGCTGCTGACTGAGGCCATTGCCGAAGATCGGCGCAAACCGGATTTACTGATTGTCCGGCCGACATTTTTGCCGCTACCGCGCGTCAGTCCGGTTCCGCCCAATTATTGGGCCGACCCGTTTTATAAAGGTTAAGACACCATGGCTTTCACGGTTCCCTGGACGGCTGGTTATGAAGCAACCCCAGCAGGAGGCGATAACGTTGGCGGCGGCGACGAAGAATTTCACGACCTGAAGGTCGGCACTCGGGAACGAATGCAGGTCGATCACGAGTGGCGTAACGTAGAACAAGATGGCAAACACAATCAAGCGACGCTGATTGAGACGGCCGGGGTGCCGACAACTCCAGCAGCCGGCGAAGGTCTGCTCTATCTTGACGACGACAACGGCGTTCAACACCTCTATCTAAAAGAGGACGACGGAACCGTCAGAACAATTATCACAAGCTTCAATGGCCCGCCCATCGGGGCGATTGTCGCGGTGAGCGGGACGTTTTCAGCAGCCAACAACGGTGGAACTTATAGCACAACCGGCGTGGCGATCGGGGGAGCCTGGAAACTTTGCGACGGCACGGTTATTAGCGACGCCGCATCGCCATTCGATGGTCGATACGTTCCGAAGCTAACCGACAGCCGCTTCTTGATGGGCAGCACCGCCGGCGGTACGGCCGCAACGGCAAATGCCCAAAGCCTCGCGGCAACTGGGAGTTACACGCCGGCTGGCACAGCCAACGTCCACACACTAACAGAGTCTGAAATTCCCCCCCACACTCACACCGGAACAACTGGAAATGAGTCCGCAGGCCACTTCCATTCAGTAACTACCACCGGATATGACTACGCCTATGAAGGAATAGCTTCACCCGTTGCGGGGGCATCGGGCCGGTCTGGAACCACGTCCAGAGTAGACAATTTATCTGTTGGTGGTGCCTCTGCCAACCATACCCACAGCTTTACTACAGCGTCAACTGGCGGCGGCGGCGGGCATTTACACACCTTCGCGGGCACGCCAGCGACTTTCGCATCGTTTTTCAACACCGGCACCATTCTTCCAACTTACCTAACCGTGACGTTCTATCAACGGATCAAATAGGAGGCACAATGAAAACCTTTCGTGTGTGGGTATCGCGGCGATTTTGGCCCTGGCCAAAACGCTTCGATTGCAAAGGTATCGAGTGGTGCGGAGAAAAGAACGGCGTCCCGGTGGGAGTTTTGTTGCTCGTCCTGACCGACGAACGGCGAGTGTTTATTGATGCTCGGGGCCGAATTATTACTTACGGCCGCGAGTTTTATGAGGAAATCATTCGTAGCATGGAAGCGACGGCTGGACAAAGGTTGCCACTGGAATGACCCTGCAAGTCACCCCAAGCTTGGCGCTGAACGAGGGCGTGTTTGTCGATCAACCCGAACTTCGGGTTGAGTTGCAGCGAGTGTTCAGCCAGATCCAGCGAACGCTTGTGGATTGGGAAGCGCCGTTAAATCAGGGCATGGCGCCAGCGGGCGCGATGTTTCCATACGGCGGCACGGCGGCCCCGGACGGTTGGTTGCTTTGCGACGGGGCAAGTTATTTGCGGGCCGACTACGCCGCTCTCTTTGCCACCATCGGCACGGCCTTCGGGGCGGCCGACGGCACCCATTTTAACGTGCCTGACCCGCGCCAGCGCTTCATGCTGGGCAAGGCGGCCGCCGGCACGGGGAGCACCCTGGGCGGGACGGGCGGGGCCATCGACCACACCCATACCGGCCCGAGCCACACGCATACGACCGGCGGCCACACGCTGATTACGAGCGAGATCCCGGCACACACTCACCCGCTCAACTCCCTCAACCGCGCCTTGTACGGAGGGATAAACAATGTCTCCCTTGGCGGTGCACAGGCCGTGCCCCATGTGCGGGAATACGACACCGGCTCGACCGGCGGCGGCGCGGCGCACGAGCACGGAGCAACCGGCGCCAGCGGAACGGACGCCACTGGAACGGCCAATCCGCCGTTCCTCGCGGTGAACTACATAATCAAGACCTGAGCCTCCGTTATGAAGCCCTGGATTATCGCCGCCGCGACGTTGCTTTTCGGTTCCGGACTGGTTTGGGTTCCGCTTCAAGCCGAATCTTGGCTAGGGCGGGAGATCGAACAGCGAATGCGCGTCTCCCACGAACCAATACTGGTGGAGCTTCGGGTTGTCCGGGAACAAGTTTATGCGTTGACCGTTCTGGTCAAGGAAATTCGGGATCGGGAAATCTTGCGGGGGAAATAGTGCCGACGGGAGAAATTAAAATCTGGCCGCGCTTCACAGCGGGCCTCGATCGGCGCCAGGCCATCGACCAGCTTGGCGAGGGCTTCGTTTACGACGCCAGCAACGTTCGGCCAGCGACCGCCAACGCCATCACAACGGACACTGGATTCATCGCGCGCGGCGCGGCAACAACTCTGCGCGGAACACCCCAGCAACTCATCAAGCACACGTTTGCGAACGGAACGTCTGAGGTTCTTCTTGTTACAACGCTGACGTTCTATAAGTTCGTTAGCGCAAGCGATGAGTGGTGGTACGTGCAAGGCCCAGCCGGAACGACCGTGGCCGATGCCGGAGTGGCGACGAACACGTACATCGACGTTGCCGCCAGCACCGGGTTTGTCGATGGAGCCTTCGTTGGTTTGACGATGGACGACGGTACTCAATTTCAAACGACAATCAACGGCGCACCCTCAGTTGGGGGTGGGGTCGGCGGCTCGGATAGGATTAACCTAGACGCGGCCCTCCCCAGCGCCAGCGCAATCGGCAAAGCCTTGGTGAGCGCAGCCATCTTTACCGGCAGCACCGATCATCGGATCGGTTATACCGGTTGGATGCCCAACAATTGGCTGGTTTTTACTAACAACGTTGATGAACCGCAGCGATACAATGGAACGAACTGCGTCGATGTGCCAGGTTTGGTGTTTGGCGCCACAACGATCAACAAGTGTAAGTGGGTTGCGGCACTGCACAACCAATTGTTGTTGTTCAACGTGCAAGAAAACGGAACAAACAATCCGTGGCGAATTCGCGGAAGCGACATTGGTGATGGCGAAACTTGGGATGATTCCGTCGGAAACGCATTCTACGAAGATATTGCGGAACACCTCGGAATGGGCCAGCGGGCCGAGACGCTCGGAAACGAGTTGATTCTGTACTTTGAGCGCGGGATCGTAGCGTACACTTATATTGGTAATATTTTTCAGCTCTGGCGCTACGATGTCCGCGTTCCGGGGCACGGCTTGATTGCGCCGGGCGCGCTGGTCAACATTCAAGGAATCCATGTTTTTCTTGACGAGCATGATGTTTTCGCATACGGTGGGGGGCAGTCAGTTATTGTTCTCGGCGCGGGCTCAATCGGCGAACCTTCCGGCTCCCCGCGCAATATCTTGCAGCGCAGTCCGATTCAGACGTTGATCTTCGGCGAGGGCGAATTCATAAACCCCGAAGGGCTGGAAAAGTCATTCATGCTCGACTTGACGTATAATGGTGAATTGTGGCTGGTATACCCAAACGCCGACTTGGAGTTGGTTAACATCTTGCGGTACGATCTGCACTACAATGCTTGGTTCCGCCGCACCGCGCCGGAGCAAATTTACAGCGCGACGCCGTTTACCTTCGACGCCGCATTTACGACGTGGGACGATGTTGTTGGAACTTGGGACACAATTAGCGGATCGTGGGATAGCTATAACAACGAACAGCACGAAATCATGTTCGTCGGGGAAACGACAACGTTCTCGTACACACCAACCGCCGGCACCGACCTTGGAACAGCAATTTCGTGGACAGTCGAAACGGGCGAGCTGAGAAAAATCCCCGATAACATTCGGGTTGTGACGGTCGAAATTCTTGCCAAAGGAGCTGCGTTCGCGGTAGAATTAAGTGAGGACGGTGGAGCAACTTGGGAGCAACTGGGTACAATCACGCCAACCTCTAACGACCGAATGTTGGTTTATCGGCTTGGCGCGAATCTGAGCCTACAGGCGGCGCGTGTGCGCTTGTCGGGTCAGGGAAGTAGTCAAATTGAGTGGGTTGCAATGCGATACACGACTGAGTCGATGAGAGTATAAAATGGGCATGTTTGATCCGGTTGGAAAACTCTTTGAGGATGCTGTTTATTTGTCTACGGGTGGCGGCGCCAGCCGGAACGTTTGGGATTGGGCAAAGAAGCAGTGGGGATCGGGGCCGCTCGGTGGGCGCCAAGGCCCCAGTGTCGTCTCCGAGCAGCTCCCAACCGTCACGCCGGAGCAAATGTCGTGGCTTCAGGCGTTCATGCGCGGCGAGTACGGCCCACAACAGGGCGCCAACCAAGTCGCGGCGATGCTTGCTGCCATGGATCGACCCAACACGAATCTCGGCTATACACCCAGCGGCACCACCGCCGACCTAATTAACCGCCTATCGCAGCCTCAGGGCTTCGATGCCACAACCGGCTGGACGCCCGATCCCCGAACCAAGGAAATCATCGACCAACTCTCAGCCGGGGTTCCGTTCAATCAAGATCTTGTCAACGAAGCGTTCCAGCGAAACGTTTCCGACCCAGCAATGAAACAGTTCCGAGAGGAAGTTCAGCCCGGAATCGCCGCAAACCTCAGTGGAAGCTTGTTCAGCTCCGGCACCCGGCGCGCCGGCGACGCGGCAACGGCAAACCTGCTGACAAACCTATCCGCCGAGCGTTCGCGCACCGCCGAGTCGATGCAGCGATTTCAGACCGAGCAGACGACACAGCGGCTCGGCTTGGCAGGGCAGCAAACCGGCGTAATGAACGCACAAACGCTGGCGAACAGTCAAGCCGAACTTCAGGGGCGGATCACCAAAAGTCAACAGGCCCTCGATAGCCTCATGGCGGCGGGTAAACTATCAAGCGACGTTGACGGGCAAAGACTCGACGCCATGAAAGCTGAGCTTAGTGCTCGAATGCAGGCCAACCAGCAACAAATCGACGCCTTGACGGCGAGCGGGCAGATTTCCAACCAACAGGCAGCGCTGCTCGCGGCAGTCATGGCAATTCCGCAAATCGAGAATGTCGCCGGCGTCGATCCGGGCGATCCGAGCACCTGGGAAATTATCATGGCAATATTGAGTGGTGGTGCACAGGGAGCCGGTGCCGCCGCAGCCAGCAAAGCTTCCAAACCCGCAGCCGCAGCCGCAGCCTAAACCTAAGGGGAATTAAAAATGGCAAACATCGTTCAATTCCCCGACCGAGGCGCGCGAATGCTCGCGCTGCTTCAAGCCGCGTCGCAAAACTTTACGACTGGGTTTATGACCGAGCGGGAGCGGCAACAGGAGCTGTTGCGTCAACAAGCCGAGAACGAGGCGCTCGGGCAGGCCCTGGGAGAGCTCAGCCGGTTGCGCGCGGCTGAGCCGGGCTTCAATGCAATCCAAACTTCCGACCAGGGCGGCTTCACTGGGCCGGAGTTAACCGGAGCGCCGGGGGTTGTTCCGCCCAAGCCAGCGGGGTTCACCCCGGCTGACATGAGTGCCCTATACAAAGGACTTGGTATCGAGGGCACGAGGGTTTTCACCGACTTGTTGGGAAAAGTTCGGCCTGAACTGGTCGGGGGCGAAACACCAGCGGCCGTTGCGGCTCGCTCCCAAGCGGCAAAGCTCGAAGAAATCCGCACCACGGGCGAACAAGCTAAAGGGGTGGCGGAAACTCAAGTCAAGGGGCAAATTGATGTTGCCACGATCAATCGCGATGCCGATCTGCTAAGAACTCAGAAGGTGATTGATGCCGAGGCTGCCCGCCAGAACACCGCCCTCGCGGCGCAAAGCGAGAAGGATTATAACGACGATCCGTTTGTTTACCTCAGCGAAACAACCGGGGAAATGGCAGAGATTCCATATGCGTCTCGTAACGCCTTTTCTGACCTTACGCAAATTGCCACTCACCGATCTACATTCAAAACAATGATGGAAAGCAAGGAAGCACTTGCGCGGATTAGGGAAGCGACCGCACGGGGAGATTACACCAGCAAATTAATGGACAAAATCGAAGATGAACTGACTAAAAACGAAACTTGGGTTATATTCAAAAATGCGGATGATCCAGCTCAAAGCAAGCCAATCGACAAAGGCACCGGGCCGAGGGATAAATTCCTAGCGGCGCATCCAAATTCATTCGCGCTTTCCTATGACAACTGGCTTGAAACCAAAAAACTCGCCATCGCCGCAACCGAAGCCCGCGCCCGCATGAAGGCGAGCCAAGCTGCTGCCGACGACGGCGCCTATCTGCGGGGGATTCTAAAAAAGGAGCCGGCTACGTGGACACCAAGCGAGCGCTGGTCAGTGTTCGTTTTGGGGCGCGTTGCGGCCTCGCCGGAAGCTGTCGCATACCTGCAATCGCAGCTTAACGCCATGCAAGATCCACTCCAGGCAAGAGAATTTGTTCGGAGCATCGCCGAGGTTCAGGAAGCAATCGTCAGGGGGGACGAGAAGTATCTAGGGTCGATTGTCGATCCGCTGGTAGCCACAATCAACGCCGCTGATGTTAAAGACAAGCCGGCCCTGATTCGGCAATTCAACGCCCTGATGGTAACGGCCGCGCCGAACACGCCCGCGCTCTGGACATACTACGGCGCCGTTCCCTTCAAGGCGGCCCCACCGCGCGGAATGAAGTTCGAGGCCATCGAAGAGGCGGGCAAAGCTGTTGCTGAAGCGCAACGACAACAATACATTGATATCGAGGGGCGAAAGCTGGGCATAATCCGCAATAAATGGACGGAGTTTATACCCCCCTCAGGAGGCACTTAAAACACAATGACCGAACCCAACCTGTTCAGCGAGCCAACGCTGGCCCAAAAGCTGGCCCGCCCGATTGATGCTCCAGTTTCGTTGCTCAGCCGCGTTTCGGCGCGGTCGCAACTCGCATTCCCGACCGGCCAGGCCGCGACGCCCCGCGACCCGAACAACATTGGGGCCAACTTCCTGGCTGATTGGGACGACCTGTTGGACGGTTACAAGGCAATCGGCACAGCCCTGGTCGAACACGGGCCGGGCGTGTTGGTTGATGTTATCAAAAACATGCCCGCCGCCGTCGCGCAAAGCTACTACCGTTGGTACGAAGCTGCGAAGGGCGGAACGTTCACCGACGCCATCAAGCAACACCCCTTAGAGTTCGTGCAAGACGTTGCAGCACCGTTGAGTATTGCATTCAGCGGAGGGGCGGCGGCGGCGGCTAGGTTTGGAAGCGCGACTAGCAAGGTTGGTGTGATTCTCGCCAGAGCAACGCAAATCTCGGATGCGGTTCAGATCGCCAGCGAACCGATAAGCGGGCTGGGATTGGTGGGGCTGCGTCGCGGGCTCGGGGCCGTTTGGAACCGAGCGTTAGCTGCGCGACCGGAGCCGCCCCGGGCAGGCACGTTGGGCGTCGATCCACTTATTGACGCCGTTCGGGGGCTGCCGCCGAGCCGGCCCGACTTTCCTGTCCTTGAAGTTATCGCTGAGCAAGAACTGAAAAGGCTGGGTGTCCCGGTCGTGGCTAGTCGGCCCGTCGCAGCGGCTGCCGATCTTCCCCTCGAACACACGCAACGGCTGGAGCGAGTCCTGATGGGTGAGGGCGGAAGCCCGGCCGCTCCCCCAGTTCCACAATTTCCGCGCATTGTCAATCCCGGCGAGCAGCGCGAGTTGGTGGAGCGCATGGCGAAGGAGTTCAAAGGTTACTTTGACCTCAAACGCCGAACACCCGCTGAACGGCAGGCAGCTCGGGCCGAAATGTTAGGACTACCAGAGGACGTGATTCGGGGCGAAATTTTCAACAAGGCCAGAGGAACGCCGTTCTCGGCGGAGGTTGTCGCAGCCGGCGGATTTTATCTTCGTTCGCTGCTTGACGACGCGCTTGCGCTTTCGCGGCAAGTCAGGGCAGGGGCGGGCAAGGCCGTCGAAGCACAGATGTTCATCAAAGCCGATCAAGCTCGGGTGTTAGTTGCGACGCTTCGCGGCAGCGCAACCGAGCAAGGCGCTGGGCTCCGGGCTTGGGAAACGTTGATGGAACCCGGCTCCGACGCGGTTCGGGATGTGGTTTTGAAGGCGGGTGGGAGCAGCACGGCGGACGATCTTGCGACACTCATAATCAACGCTGCTGATTCAAAAGATCGCCTGGCGGTTGTGGCAGGGGGGGCTGAAGCGATCAAGGACAAAAAATGGAGTTGGCGGATTGCCAACTTCGCCATCAACTGGGGAATGTTGTCGCATCCGCGAACCCACGCAACCAACATACTAACGACTTCTTTGGCCGAGCTTTGGAGTATCCCCGAGGAAGCCGGAGCTGGCGTATTTCGTGTTGCCAGTCGCGCCGCGACCGGGCGGCCCCTGCAAATCGCAACCGAGGGAGCGCAGGTGTGGGCCAGAGCGTTGGGAGCTGTCGAGGGAGCCAAGCAGGGCGTCCGCTTGTTCCGGCACACGCTCCTAACTGGTGACACCCTCGGCGAAGGAAAGCTCCTCCCCGCCCAAGCTTCCGGCAACATGTTGGTGCGAGCGCCTGGCCGGTTTTTGCTCGCCGAGGACAGCCTGACAAAGTCCATCGGTTACATGCAAGAGTTGTACCAGACGGCCGCCCAGCGTGGGGTGTTGTTCGAGGTTCAGCGCGCCGTGGAACGGGGCCGAAAAACAAACGAACTTACGCTGGCAACTGGCGTGGCTGAGCAAGCCGGCGCAGTGCGAGAACTGCGCGCTCAGGCTGATAAAGTCGCGCTCACCGGCGACCTGGTGGCAGCCGCCGAACTGCGCCACGAAGCAAAGGCCCTTTCGCTCGACCCAAACCGATTCGCGCAAAACCTGATCGACACGGTTAAGGGCTTGCCGAATGACATTGACATCACTAGCAAACGAGCTGCTGATTACTTCACGTGGACAAAGGCACTAAAGAAGGGCAGCTTGATGAAGCGCGTTCAGGATGCCACTGACGAACACCCGGCACTTAAGCTCGTGATCCCGTTTGTAAGAACGCCGTATAACATTGTCGAATTCGCCGTCGAGCGGACGCCGCTCGCCTGGGCGTTCCAGGACACCCGGAAAGCCCTGCTAGGTCAGGCCGGCTTGCAGGAACAGTCCCGCGCGTGGAGCCGAATGGTTTTGGGGACAACGATCGGCCTCGCCACTTGGAGCCTCGCAGGCGAGGGTTTTATCACCGGTGGCGGGCCGGCGGGCCAGACTGAACGAGCGGCACTCAATTCCCAAGGCTGGCAGCCATACAGCCTTCGGTTGCCGCGTTACCTGGCCGGGCCTGGTTATGGCCCAGGCGATGGCTGGTTCAGCTTCGCTCGGCTGGAACCCCTTGGAATCATTATGGGGATAAGTGCCGATATGGCAACCCTTGCCCCGCAAATGTCAAGCGGCGAAGTGGCCAAGGCGACGGCGCTGTTCGGGCTGGCGATCACGCGAAACTTGACGAGCAAGACCTGGCTTCGCGGCTTGAGCAACCTGGTTGAAGTTATCACCGACCCGATGCAGTATTTGCCGACTTTCGTGGGAAACCTGGCCGGCCTCGCTGTCCCGAACGCGCTGAACGCTGTTGGGCAAGAGCTCGATCCAACATTCCGACAAGTTCGGGGGATTCTTGATCGGGTTCAGCAGCGCGTTCCGGGCTGGCGTGAAAGCCTGCCGGCGCGCGTAGATTTGTGGGGCAGGGAGGTTAAAAGCGAGGCGGCGGGGGTGGATCTGTTCAGCCCGATTTATTTCAACCCAACCTATGACGACAAGGTTAGCCGCGAGCTTTCGCGGCTGAAGATCTTCCCGTCGCTGCCAAGCCGCGAATGGAACGGCTTCGAGCTGACTGGAGAGCAATATGTAGATTATCAGCTTCGGGCCGGGCGCGGCGCCTACATGCGGCTTGAGCAGCAAATCTCTTCGTCGGGTTGGGAACGCACTCCGATGGCCGTCAAGCAGCGGCTCATTTGGAGCAGCATTGACGGCGCCCGCCGAGCGGCGCGGTTGGAGCTGATGCAAGCAAATCCCGAAATTCGGGCCACTCGCCAAGTTTATGCGCTTGACAAATTGGAGCTTGGCTTCAATCAGCAATGAAGCTGACGATTCATTCGCGAGGGACGATTTTTACTTGCTTGAACTCGACCGCGTCCCGATCAGCCAGCCCCCCGAACGTCATTATTTCGAGTAGCGGTTTTTTCGTTGGCCCAACCAACGGCATTCCGTAGTCGTCGCGCAAAATGCGCTGCGTTCGCTTGTCAACTAGTGCCCAAAGCGCCCAGTCGTCTCCGATTTTGTGAGTTGGTTTCACTTGACCCCCCATGATTTGGGATTCATTGCTTGGACAAACTCCTGCGGCGACGTAAACATCATGTAGTGGTCTAAGGAATGAAAAATGTTAACTCGGGGGCCAACCCGGCATGTTCGGATGTTTTTCCCCATGGCGTATCCGAGCTCCACGTCCTTTCCGCCCGTCATTGGGCCAATTCCGCCAGTGAACACAACAAGAAGGTAAGCCTGCTCGATCTCAAAGAGTTCTTCCCTAGCCCACCGCCTAGCTTCCAGAAACGTGTAATCGGCGGGCTCGTCCCGATCATGCCACGTTGAGACGACTGAATATTTCAAGCCCCGCAGCTCCCGAGCGACCTCCGCGATTTCATCTTTCCGCTGAAACGGCGCTGCCAAATAGACCCCAAACGATGAATTTGTCGGCTCGGAATATATCACAGTCGATAGTTTTTTCATCATTTCTTCCCCAGCGAGAAAGGCAGAACCCTGTCACGGCGGTCGTCCTCGCCCCAGCCGTTCTTCGCGTATGCGATCAAAAAGCCAATACACGTTGCCGCGTGAGCAAGGTGCGGCAAGCCTGATTCGGAGTCACTGTCAACCCCGGCGTTGAATTCCATCAAATGTCGCAGCGCGGCCGCAATCAAGCGACTCCACCGCATTCCGCCAGCCCAATTGTGATCGTCGTATTTCTCCGCGCCATAGGTCATTACGGCGCCAACCGCCAGAACAAGCTCCGGCGGCACCAGATCGAGGCGATTTTTGGTGGCGTCGTGCTTGAGGCCAGTCAAGAGGTGAGAAATATACGCCGCTTCGCGTGGCTCGGCGGGTGGTGATTTCGTCGATTTCGTTGATTTCGTCATTGGTTGTTCCTGCGTTTGCGCTGTCATTCTTTCGTCCCCGGCCAGCCCTGCTGCGTGGCAATGAACCAAGCAGCATCGAGTTTTGCCAGCATCAGGGCGCCGTGTTTTTGGTCGGAATGATTCATCCAGTGAGCCTCAGCCTCAGTTCGAGTTTCAAACCACTGACAGATGCCACCTTTGATGCGTGGCCCGTCGTCTCCTCGAATGAGATAGAGCGACCAGTCCAGCCCGCCAATTTCAATGATTCCTGCGACCTTGTGTAGGTTGGCTTGGAATAGAATGGCTCCGTATAGGTTGGTTCCAGACAAGTCGGTTCCGAACAGCTCAGCCCCCTGCAAATTAGCGTCGCACAGCCGGGCTTCTCGCTTTCCGCGCCGTGCAAGCGTGATCTCTTCCCGAGCTTCGTCCTCGGTCATTCTCATCCTCGGCCTCATTTTATCTCCTCGAAGTTCACCCCACTCAACGCCAGTGCGACCGCATTCAGTGCTTCTTCCCCAGTCATTCGCAGGTTATCTTCAGTCATTCGCAGGTTATCCTCGCGGTGTTCTCCAAAAGCCACGAAACTGCCGCCGATGCACCGTCGGGGGTCAGCTCAAGTTCGCGCAGGCCACGCGGATTTTCCTCATTTGCGTCGGCCCAATTAAGTCCCAGCTTCGGCTCGATTTCAATAACATACTCCCCAGCGACAGACGACAACGGAACCGTCAAGGCCGAAACGACGGCGCTAACTTCGCTTAGCAGCTTTTCCGAACAGGCTTCGGGGCCAACTCGGGGATCAAGGAAATGCTGAACCAAGATGCTGTCGTGGTTGTCAGACAACAACAACACAGTTGGCTGCATGGCCAAAACCCTCAATTGGCCAATCATCGCAATGTCGTGAACAACCGATTGCGGAATTGCCGCATAGCCCTGCTTAAACGTGTGTTCGGCGCCCTTTCCGTGGGTCGGGCCGAGAATCGGCAGTTTCCGACCGAGCGGATTGATGAGAAAGCCTTGGTGCCGAACACGAAAGTCTGTGTTTTCCCACCATGTCAAGAGGCCGGGATAAACGACCTCCGAGTATCTTGACAACCGCAGTCGAGCTTCGCGAAGAGTGACGCCATTGACTTGCGCATAAGTTTCTGGGCCTTCGCGATAGTTTCCAGCGTGGTTGTCCTTTTTGCCACCCTGCCTAAGTGTCATGTTGCGAGGAAGGTCAGGCGCTGCGAGCTCCGGGAATCGGCTGGAAAGCGCAGCGCGAGCTGCGGCAATTACTTCGGGCGATGTCGATTTGCCAACGGCCTTGGCTTCGGCAACAATCGCAGCCTCACTCACACCCCACATGTATTGTGCGGTGGCAACGTGGGGATCTCGGCGGGTCTGAATGACCTCAATCATTCGGGGCTCGTTGGCTTCGTGCGCAACGACAACCCACTCGGCCTGTTTGCCGTCGTACTCGACGAAGAACGGTAGGCGGGAGGGGGTGGCTTCGTCTGGGAGGTAATACTGCCGAATCCGGGGCGGAATATTCTGTTGATTCGAGCCATACCGGAAAAACAACTGGCTGCTGCTGTAGCGCCCCGTCCAGGTTCCGCGCAGGTTGAACGACGCCTGATACCGGCCGGTGTTGGGCATGTAGTCGATGTCGATGTACGTTGAAATCAGCTTCCCGCGCTCGCGGATTTTCTGGATTGGGGCCGCCTCGGCAACGGCTGGGCGATCTTCGGTCGGGCGGAGAAACTTTGTCAACGCAACATCGTTGACAGACCGTGTCCGAGACACGCCGGCTGAGTTTTTTCGCACGGCAGTGTATTCAGGCAAACCGAGCCAATCGTAAAAATACGTACAGAGCTTGGCGGACGAATTCACCGGCAATTCCCACGCGCCGAGTTCAGGCTTGCCGTCGGAACCGGTCGCACTCCATTGCCTAAGGTACGTTCGGAGTGCGGTAATCCGCTTGGTTAGCGGCTTTGTTTCCGCGCCCTCGGCGCGAGCCGCTTTTCGCTTGACTTCTAGGTCGCGAAGGGTGTCGAGCTCGGCATCGAGTTGAAGCCGCAATCGAGGTTGAGCAAGGGCGTTTAGTTCGGCGCTCAACTCGGTCAGTTCGGCGAGAATCGCCGCGCGGGCCAGGGCGAGCCCGCGCCGGTCAACCCTAAAGCCATTAGTTTGCATCGCTTGAATCGCCGGCAATCGGGCCATCGTGAAGTCGTAAGTGTAGCGGAATGCCGGATCGGCGTCGAGGAAGGTTTTTAGGCGTCGCCAGCAACGATGAACAACGGCAGAGTCTTTGGCATTGTAGAGCTGATAGCCGAGCGAATCACCGTCAAACTTGGTGATTTCGCCGTCGTCTTTGTAATAAACCTCTCGGCCCCACAAGGAGGCCAACATTGCAAGTGATTTTCCGGTTGCCGCGTCCGGCGCGCTTGCTGGCGCAAGTTGCGGAAATAGGACGCTGTTCGCCACCATGGCGTCGTCAAGGGTGGAAAGATCGGTTTCGATGTTGCAATGCCACTTGAGAAAGAACGTGTCGTAGTTGCCGTTTTGGGTGATCTTGCGCGGCCCCGGGGCCGCCAAAGCAGTCTGAATGCCGTTGAGAATGGATTTCCGCTGAGCCGGGTTGAATTTTCCGAGGGGAATTGAAATCACGTCGTCCAGGGCACGAGTGAACGAAATGTGAGTCAGCTCGTTACTGCTGGTTTCAATATCAAAGGCGAATTCAGGCAGGCTGGGCAACTCGGCCAGCCAGGCCATGGCGGTTTCAAAGCTCGGATCGAGGACGTAATTCGGTGACGGCAGGGCGCTAATTCCCCCCTCGGCTGCGAGAGCCAGGGCGTTCCGAATATCCCACTCGATTAGGTGATACTGCATATGCTGACCCGACCGCATGATGCCGGCCGGGTGCAGGGTTGGGATGATGATTTTGTTGAGCTGTTGGTTGATTAATGGCGACCCGCGCATGAGGTGAATCGGACGACGTTCGGTGGTCAGGGCCGCCATCGCGACGTAGCCAACGGCCAGGACAACTGGCGACTCAACTGCTTGGAGTTCGTCGAGCAGCTCGCGCCGATAGCGTTCGCCGAGGGCTGTAAAGCTCCCTTCGGAGAAAAATGTCGAAATGTTGTTGTTGGGCGGGCGGGTTTTGATTACGTTGGTTAAATACATGTCGGCCCGAACGAGGCCCGCGTTGTGGGCGAGCTGCATCAGCTTTGCACCGCTCGGCGCCCACGGGACGAATGGAATGCCTTGAGCTTCTTCCTCCCGGCCCGGCGCCTCGCCGCAAATCGCCAATCGTGCTGTTAGCTGGCCAATCGGTGGAACGTGTTTAATCTTCACTCGGTTGCCTCAGGGGGGCTGCTTATGAACTAGCCGAGAAGTGTGAAAGGAGGAGAGGGGTCGGGAAATAGTGATTCTTGCATCGCGGGTTGATTGGATTCCTTCCCCTTTTTCGGGGCTTGGGTTGGAACGATGTCAAAGTTTCCGTACAGCAGCGACACAAGCGCGTGTCGATTCGCAGCTAGTAGTTCGACTGTTTTTGTCATAAACAGACGAACCAATTCGCTCCCAGCTCCGTTCGGAACGCGCCGATACCACTCAGCTTTTAGCTGCTGCGAAAGGCGGACTTCGTAGGATTCGTCGAAAGAGGCCATCAGGAAACTCCTAATCGAGGCCATCAGGAAACTCCAAACAAGAAGCCTTGGAGCGAGACGATGCGGGAAGTAAAACCGCCCCGCCCCTCAGCCTGGCTCTTCCATGAGCACTATCCCCATCCTTGGGCATTCAGAGAGATTCACAACGACTGGGCTTGAGTACCAGCTCCAGGCTTTTCTGTGCCGCGTGTGGGACGCCAATTCCCACTCCTAAGCACAACGTCTCTAGCGACTGGCGAGGTCGCCGCCCCGACCATGACGACATGCGTGTCCATCCACGCCGCGTTGTGAGTCTCCTTCAATGTCGATTCAATAAGGATCGTATACATTCACAAAAGTCAAGGATCGTATACACCGTGCATGAGCTACATGCTTCGCCCCCGGTTTTCCTAGTGCCCCTGGGAGGAATCGAACCTCCGGCTCGCCTGAGCGAGACCACCTCTCCGCCGGCGTGGAGACAGGGACGATTGGGCAGTTTAGCCTCTTGCCCAGGAGGTTGCCACGCACACCACCAGCGGAGCCTACAATCCGCCGCTGGCCGGGAGTTACAGTTTCTTCTGGCGGAGAAAATCCTTGAATTTGGCTTTTGTTATAATTCGAGCTCCGTGGCGATCTTGCAGCTCGATCGGCGGGCGCATCACTATTCCCTCAGCGAGCGTTTTCGGGGTTACGGCAACCTGAGAGAAAAACCCCGCCGCCGCGAAATCAATTGCCATGGTCAACGGGCCAACACCAACCACCGGAACTACAGGCAAATCCAACTTTTCTGCGATCTCGGTGACAGCTTCTCGCGGCAGCCAGTTCTTGCAAAAAACATCGAACAATATGAACTCCTGCGAAGGGAGGTATTGAGCGCCGAGCTTCTGAATTCTATCGCCGTAGCCCTCGCCATAAAGCGTCGCCGGCTCACTGAAAACCTCCGCCAACTTGCTAGTGAGGAACTTAGCCCTAAGGTGATCGCCAAGTCGCGTGTGAATTTGGGTTCCGTCGTTTCGGCCCCGAAAATGCACCTGGCGCCCATCCCAAATTACACGGATATTCATGCCGTCGATTTTTTCAGTCCAGCTCCACGGGAGGTTTTTCAGATACTCGAATTCCTCACGCGCCCACTTGCCGACCAGGAACGACCTGTTGTTATTATCCAGGTCGCGTAAAAACAAGCTGTCGATTTTAGGGTAGGAAAGCATCGGGGGCACCTTCATTGGTTAATCGTTTCACACCGCCGATCGAGTAAAGCCACCTCAGGAGGATAGACAGCTAGTGTCCTGGGGAAGCGTCCTTTACCAAGACTAGCGCTTTCGGTGGGACAGTTTTGCCGGCTTAGCGTGTACCAGCCTTCTGTCCTCTTTGGCACCGCAACCGGGCGCAACTTCCGGCTGCTGCGCGTGACCAGACCGCGCTGTCTACCCTGCTCAGGCGGCTTTACCCGAGGACTTCACTTAATCCTCCAACTTGATTTTTCCTTCAGAATCAAGTCGGAAACCAAGGTTCCCACCGACACCAGACAGACGACCCATTGTCCCATCTGGTCGAAACTGAACCAAGACTCCACGGTCAACCGTGTATCCTTCCTGATTGACTACTACCACCCGGATAAAATCACCCGCTCGAACCAGGCGCAAGCGAGCTTGGTCTGACTCGCCTTCTCCGTAAACCAAGAGTTTCATCTGAAACCTCCGATGGGTTGAGCGAAACGGGGTGGCGTCCGGGGGATAGGAGCCAGCGAATGATACACTCTCACGCCAGTCAGCGTTCCCCCGGACGCGCATTTGTTACTCCGTGAATTTCGGCCACGAAATGGTTATCCGCTCGACGCCGGTTTTCTTGTTCACAAAGAGCCGAGTTTTGGCGGTGAACTTGACTCCGTCGAAGTCGAGCACACTGATTTCGCTTTTCGTCGAAATTGGAATGTTAAGGGCACGAAGGACGCGCTTGAGGTCTTGCCGGGCGCGAACGAGTTGATCTTCGTCCATGCGCGCCTTGTCCGGCAGAAAGACCGTTTCGCGGATCGGGTCTTTGTTCGAGAGCGGCTTTTTGTAGCCTTCGTCGAACGCGACGGCTGTGAAATTCAGAACCGGAGCAACGACGTGGGCGCCCGTTGTGGCATCGTCCCATTCAACCTCGCCTCGCTTGGCCGGCCCGCGAACCATGAAATGATAGAACGTGTTGACTGACAGGCTTTCAGGGGGGCCTTGCTCGTACAACAGGTCGATCCGTTCGATTGAGGATGTGTTCTTGGCCATTTGTGAATTTCCTTGATTTGGGTTTGATTAGGTGTTTGATATCGCCAACCGTCCACTTTTCGTGAGATTCAGCCCGAGAGTCGGATTGACACTCGACGGCAGAATCATGGGCTCTCCGGGCGCGAGGATGAGAAGGACGCCCCGGTCTACGGCTTCCCCATTTTCGTCCACGGCCTCAAGAATAACGCGATCCACCCCCCCTCCCTGAGTGAGTTTAAACCAAACAGTCGGCTCAGGGGGTGCGGCGGTGGGCTGATAGACTCGATATTTCATTTTGCCTCCGTTGGAGTGTACCGACAAATTAATCTTAACCCGATGAGTGTTAGATGTCAAGGGGGAAAACAGAGTTCACAGCGGCAGGGATCACAGCGGGCGGCGCAGGACGTTTCTCAACCAGCCTGCCAGACTCGGTCAGCAACAAACCAAGCCCCGGATCAACTGCCGGCAGCAAGCAGAACGAACCATCGGGCTCAAAGACAATTAGCGCCCCGTCCATCACGGTGCGCCCGACGGAATCAACCACCGAAAGTAAAACCTCTTTGCCGACTGCCGTCAGCCGAAGCCGAACGGTTGGTTCCTGGGGTTTGAGCGCCTGTGCTTTTTCGTAAATCTCGTATTTCATCTTGCCTCGATTAAAAAACGCAGCCTAAGCCAAGCCACGCTTAGTTCATAGCCTTGCGGTCGAACTGCAAACCGCATACACTTGCCTCGGTTGTAAAATCGAAGCAAGCCGTAAATGTCTTTACGGTAGCAAAAGTTCGCCGCAAAGTCAAGGACGCGCCCGGCGCACTTTGCGGCGGCGGCGTCGCTTTCAGTCCACCCGGCGTCGCACTTTACCAGCCGCGCCGTGGCCGGCTTGATTTGATAGCACGTCAGCTCGCCCGTGCGACCTTGATGGCAATCCCGGCCGTCAGAGCTTTCGACGACTCGGATTGCGGAGAGAATGGCGGCGCGCTGATCGTCGAGCACTGATCCCCCAAGGAGCAAGGTAGGCCAGAAGATAAAGAGCAACCCCCACAACAAAAAGGCCCCCCCACCCGGCAAAGATATAAAGGAAGATCTCATCCATTGGAGTCCATGGCTTGGGTGGCTGACTTCACCCGTTCGTGGCGAACCAAGAGTGGCAAGACTCCCAAGTCGAGCTCATCGGGTAGTGAGTTATCGTCGCCAGCCAACGACCGCCTCGGCCGCACGGTTTCCCGGGCGACGGCTGATTGACTTGGGAGCTGCATTATCGGGCCGGCAAAGTGCGCCATTGCGGCGTCGATTTCGGCCCGAACTTCGCGCTTTCGGCTTGGCGGCTCCATTGAAGCCCGACGCGCCGATTCGCGGAGCATTCGGAGGATTTCCAGTGTATCGCGATCCAAGACTGATCCTCAAGCAATGGCGGGCAATCGACGACAACGCCATGAAGCGCTCGACCAACCGACGGGCCGACTTTATTCGTCCTTCGCTACTTCAAGCGCGTTGTTTTGAATGTCGGCAATGAGCTTTCCAAGCCCGCCCGCTTCGGGCCGATCCCAGTCTGTCACCGTCACGTCGATTTCGTGGGGCAAGGCGAAGCGCTTTTGCGACGTTTTACCGAGCCGAAGGTCTGAGTCGGGTTGGGTGCGCAGGAGGTAACGCGCACCCGTTACCGCGTCTCCCACTCCCCGGCCCCGAACGAACTCCGCAACGAAGAGATTCCCAAACACGCCAGGAAGATCTTCGCGGCTTGAGCCATAGAGTTTGAGCACCCGGCCGACGACGTTTCCAGCCTGATCGGTCTTGTCGCGGATGTGGGTTGTGAACATCACATGAACACCGTGCCGGCGGATGGCCGTGACGTTCCGGGCGACCATCATCACGTTATCGCGGAACTGCATGTACTCGCCGGTTCCTGGCTCATTGCCCCACAGCCCGCGTTCAGTCATAACCCAGTCGTAAATCGCGGCTTCCAGGAACGAGGTCGAGTCTAGAACGATGCTGGCGAAGTTGAGCAGGGCTCGACTTTTTGCCATTTCGTTCCACCACGCAATGAAATTGAGGTAGGTTTTGGGGCTGAACTTGATTTCGCTCGGGAGTGACGGCGCCCGGGTTCCGGCGCCGTCCTTGCGCTTAGACGAAATGCCGCCAACGGGCATGATGCCGGTTTCGTCGGAAAGAAACTCCACATACGAAACACCCCTGAATCCACGTACCCCTCCGGCGCCGGAGGGGTCGAAGAAAATGAACAACGCCGGCTTGGGCAGAGTTAAGCCGAGGGTCGTTTTGCCGCTGCCCGAGTAGCCGACGATGAGGAACGTTTCACCACTGGGTGGCATGGCGGTGGTTTCGATGATGACTGTCATATGGAGGCGCCGAATTTGAAAACCAAAAGCGCTCCCTCGCGGTGATCGAATCGAACGGGAACGCCGAGAACAATGGACAAATAGTTCGCCGTTTCGTGGGCGGCTTCGTCGGTTGGGAACGCCGTGCAAATCCAACCACTGCGGCCATCGGCTTGCATATAGCCAGCAACTGCTTGCGAAACAGCGCCAAAACGCGCTTTGCATTCGGTGGTCGCGGTAACAGCCGCATCGGGGGCAACGGGAAAAACAATATACCCGAAAACTTGGGCCGAAAGAACATAATATTCGAGCAACGAGGCGGGTTCCAGGCTATTTACACGGTACTCGCCAGCGACGGCCTCGTTACCGGGCCACGGCACGGCTGGTTCGGCGCCCTTGGCAATGGAGGTGAGGGCGTTTATGGCCAGCACCAGGAAGAAAAACAGCGCGGCGATGATAACGCCGTTGCGCCACGGATGATTGTTCAGCATGGCTTCCTAAGCGAGTAAGGGTGAGGGTGGCGGCTCGGAGCTGGGCTTCATGTCCAGCGGCGGCCGGAGCCGCTTTGCGGCGGCAAG